ATTAATCTTATTATAAGCATATACAATGAGGTCTTCCCATTCTGCTGCTTTCGGAGGTGAGCCGGCCGCGGGTAGGTGTGTGAAATTACCCGATTTGGCCGACGCGGAGCCACCTGTGATTTTAATGATACGACCATCAGGACCTTTAAGGTGTTTTACAAAATCACCACCTTGTGGTCCAACCTCTAATGCATTAGGATTTTCAGATACAACTTCGAATATATCATCTTTCTTATAGCCTAAAGCTAACAGCTCTTTAAAGCCATTACCTTTAAAAATAAATTTATGACCTACTACGTAGTCTGGTTTAAGAATTGAGCCTTCTGTGATATAGTTGCCGAAGCGTTTCATCTGACACCCTTTAAATGCTATAATTTAGTATACTAGTACTAAACTATTTATAAAGTTTTTCTGCTACCTGAAGTCTACGGTATCAGCAAATACATTTTTAGATTTTCGTCTGCTGAGTCTTGTTCCAATGTCTGTCTTATCAAACACTGGACCATCATCAATCTGAATCTTTTTTCCAGACCCACCTCCAGGTCCTTGAATGTCTATATTTTTCTGTGCTGATTCTTCTAGTTCATAGATTTTCATTTTGGCACGCTCAATGCCAACAAGGAACCTACGATAATAACTGATATCGCCCCAACGATTTTTTAATTGTTTAATCATTAATTGGTTCATTTCATCAAGATATTCAGAACTGACCAAACCAAAGATTGCATCAGCAGTATGAGTGATACCCATTGATTCCGATGTATTTGTCAAGTCAACATCTGAGTTGCCATAACCATCACGATTGAACTGTGATGATGTGACAATTGCACAATTATATTCCATTGCAAGACCACGCACTTCCTCGGCAATAGATTTTACAAGCGTATAACTATTTGCTGCAGCAGCGCCTCGAACTCGAGATGAAGCACATATATTAAGATAATCCAAATACACGACATCAGGCTGAAAGCCTTTTTTCATACGGAGTTCATTTAATAAGTGTCTAAAGTGACCGGAGTGTACACTACCAGTTGGAAATTCCTTAATTACAAGTTTACCAGGTGTTTTGGTTTTATATCTTGCCATTCTCTTTTCGTAAACATCACGTGGGATTTCATTCACTTCGTCTAACGTGATATCCATAATATTGGCATCGATACGGCGACCAATCTCTTCCTCAGCCATTTCCATTGTGATATACAAAACATTTTTACCATACATCAGATGATTAGCTGCCATGTGACATTTTACCAATGATTTACCACCACCAGTTGTCGCCAATAACACAGTCATAGATTTACGAGGTAGACCGCCTTTGGTGATTTTGTTTAATATATCAATGTCGAAAGGAATACGCTCTTCCTTTCTGTGGTAATGTTCATAACGATCTTCGAAATCATTTAGGAAATCATGACCAACTGATTGGTCAAAACTAATACCCAACGAATCAGATAATAGTTTTGGTATTTCGCCCTTGCCGATTGTAGCATCCTGACCATCTAGAATGTTGATAGACCTACGAATAGCATTATAAAGGTCCTTATCCTGACAGAATTTTTCTGTTTCAGATAAAAGGAAGTCAAGGTTTGTAGATTTATCTAGTTCTAGATTATCAATCAGTTCAGATGTTTGTGAGTATAAATCCTCATTTAGATCTGACCGGTGGTCAAGCGCAATACGTAAAGCCTCTTTTGAAGGAGGCTCTTTGTATTTTTCAACATAATCATGTGCAGTAGAAAATAGCTTTCGATAAGCAGTATCATCAAAATAGTCTTCCTTTAAATAAGGAAATACCTTACGACTGTATTCTTCATTCAGTATCAGGTTCGATAATATCGTCTTCTCGAGCACTTTCTGCCTCCACCATAGTTAGTTTATATTTCTTTTCAACAAAAGTATTGAACGCCTTGTCAGCAATTAAGCCTTCAAAGAATTCATCATCGGATTCAATGTCTTTCGCTCTGCGTTTTGGTTCAATAATTTCACCAGTTGACATATCCACCATATTATACCATCCTTGCGTGGCCTTTGTCAACCACCCACCTTCAAGAGCGAGTTCAAATAGACTTGACCATTTTTGGATTCCAGAGTCATATAAGACTGTGAATGGTAGTTTTGATTTCTCTTTTACATATCTTGATTTTTCAATGTTGATAGTAAATTTAAATCCAGCAAGTTCTGTTCCTTCTTTTTCCTGTGCTTTGGAAATAATAAAGATTTGGTTAGCTGAATAATAGATACCAGTACCACCTGATACAATGTTTTTAGGAAACAATCCAATTTCCTTATAAGTGTGATTGACCGCAATACAAGGAATGTCCTTGCCAGTCAATTTAGGAGTGACGATACGGAAGAGTGATTTTAATTGTTTCGCACGTGACATATCGGCAACACTTTTCTCATTTTCGGCATCCTCAACCTCTTTTCTAGAAGCAAGGTTTCCGATTGAGTCAATCATAACAAATACACGGTCGCCTTTGTCAACCTCATTCAATCTTTTAGTAATGTCAAATTTTAATTGTTCAACATCTTCGATTGGAATGTGGATAACACGGTCTGTGTCAATGTTATAACTTTCCAAATATTCTGGTGTAATACCATATTCAGAATCATATAAAAGGGCAACGCCGTCTTTATATTTGTTTAGGTAAGCCTTCATACAATAAAGACCTAACAAGGTTTTAAAACTCTTCGATTCACCCGCAACAACAGTTAATCCAGGAATTAAACCACCATCAAGCGAACCACTGAATGCAATATTGACAATCGGTAGTTCTGTTTTAATGGGATCTTTTTCTTGGAAGAATGCTGATTTGGAGAGAACATTAGAAGATTTTACTGAACCTGCTTTGAGCATTTTATCAAGTAAACTCATTATAATTCTCCAGTTAATATTTGATGTAATTTATCTGCAAACGCATCAAGTTTTGCATAACGGTCCGGCCAATAGATATAATCTTTTTCAGGATTCGCCTTAAGGTTATTTAACAGTGGCGTGATTGCGTCATATAAAAGTTGTGCTTTTTGTGATGCCATTTCAGCTGAGGTAGATGCAGTTTCTGCAGCCTCTCTAGTTTCTTGCACCACGGTCAACTCATCTTCGGTCATAGCTGTAAAGCCAAAATCGAAGTCAAGTACGGTTTCTGGTTTTATTGACATAGTTTCTCCTTAAAGGTGGCAGAGTGGGCCGCGCTGTACACGGAACTTAATCGCGAGCGCTTTTGAAGCCCACTTGCCTTATATACCAAATTAGCCTCTAGCAAGCTCTTTAAAGATTGATAGATCGTCATCATCGTCATCAGTGCTGACCGCAGGGGTTTCAGCAACTGGTGCAGAAGGTTCTGGTGCAGATTGAGATAGATTACTCAAATCAAGGTCATCAGAGGAGTCTTCTGTGTCATTATCAAAGCTTGATGTTGCAACCTGTTCGGTTGTGTCTGACGATAAATCCAGAACTCTGTAGAGTTTGGTTTTTAAATCAGCATAAGACTTGAAGTTTTTAGGTTCAAGTAGTTCTTGAAGGGAATGTTCCTCATTCCATACTCTCTCCAACTCTGCATCATCCTCAAATAAAGGCGAAGCAGGGTCAAATTCAGATTTGTCATAGTTAGGATAACCTTCGAACTGACGAATTTTCAGTCTAAAGTTTGCACCTTCCCATAAATCGAATGGGTTGACAGGAGTTTCATCTTCGAATGAAGGATTCATCAAATCATTTAACTTGTCAAAGATTTTCTTACCGAATTGGTACATGAATACTTTGCCTTCGTTTTCCGGATTTGCTGAGTCTTTCACGATATAGACATTAGCAATATACTTCAGCCTACGCTTCTGTTTTCTTGCTTGTTCCTTGTCAGCCTCAATACCTGAATTCCAGAGTTTGGAATTGTACTCAGAAACAGGGTCGTCCTGTCCCAAAGTGGTTAATGAGTTTTCGATATACCAAAGTCCTGTTGGTCCTTGGAATCCATGGTCCCAAATCCTAACAAAAGGCATTTCTTCACCTTGAGGTGCAGGTAAGAAACGGATTACTGCGAATCCATTACCAGCTTTATCTCTAGTAGGTTTCCAAAATTTACCTTCGTTTGGGTCTTGGTAAGATGGTTTTGCGATTTTCTCGAGTTGAGAATTCAACTTATCGAGAGTATTTTTTCTGTTCTTCTTGAGCGAAGAAAAGTCTGTAAGTGCCATATTTAGTCTCCTTATGTATAGCGTTATATTGCGTTATATTGCGATTAGAAGAAGTATTCGCGAACAATGTTCTTGAACCTCTTTTCATCATATGCCAGAAAAGGTTTATATTTTCTAACAAGTCTTATTATATCACAAGCTACAATTTTGTCAACCACTTTTTCGTTCCAATACGAAAAAATATTTGCAGAATGTGCCATGATGGTCAATGTTTCCAAACTGATTTGCTTTTGCAAATACTTTTGCATAATATAAGGATGTTGCCCATCGTGTGATATAAAATTTTGTTGGTAGTCCTCATTGAGTTTTCCCAACTCACTTTTGAAATTGTAGCCTAAGGCTTCAATTTTCTTCTTCCATAATATATATCTTTCTTCTGATTCCTCGTCCAAAATTTCTCGGACCCAGATATCAGGCTTCTTGAGTATATTAGCAAGAATTAAGTTCTCGTAATCTTCTCTTTTTGCAAGTTTAGCGAAACTGTAAGCGTCATTCCTTGAGATAAAAGTATCAAAGTTTGCTCTTACTTTTCCGTTATACTTAAAATAATCGTAGTTATCTGTAGTAAAATGTCTTTTTATTGCGTTAAATTTAATATACGCTTCGAATGATTTATCACTTACAATGGTCTGTGATATCTGGCTCATCGTCTTTTTCTACCATTCGTAAACCTACTGCTTCAGTTTTAATCTTCTCTTTTAGTATAGAAGATTTCTTTACAATCTGTGCAATGGTTTCAATTTCAATTTCGTTCTGTTCAGCAAAGTGAACTAAAGCATCAATATAGGGAACTCCCTTGGATATGTGTTTGCTTATTTCATGATGTATTTTATCTGGTGTTAATGCTACTACAGACATTTCGGATTCTTCCCCTTTTTGTTTTTGCATTGTGTTTGGTTCTATTATATCCTACTTTGCCATTTTTGTCAACCGTTTTCTTAAAAAGTTGCCAATATTGGCCGTGTATAATGTTTGTTATTATAACACGATTAAAAGAAAAAGTCAACACCTTTTTTCAGCTGATAAGAAGCCGAACCAACAAGTCTCCTCATTGGTCCGACCATTATACTACATTATGTCTGAATTGTCAACCTATTTATGCGAGTAGGAGTTTATCGCAGGTAATAGTCGGAAATTCAGCTGGGTGTTCCATTTCTGCTACGAGACACATAGGGACATTGTGTTGTACCATTGGGACATAGAACTGACTACGCATTAATTCAGCATATTGGGTGGGGTTTAAAATGGGATAGAGTAGTCCTGCAATTGAAATTACAGCAAAGAAACCAACAACAAAAATATTGCGGATTGTTTTAATCATTGTTCTGGACCTACCAGCCACCATTTTCAAAGTTTTCTAGAGTAGGTGTTGGCTCACCAACTTGAGTAATCAGGTATCCACGTGCATACCACTCGTCCAATGTACGACACTTTGTTCTTGACACTGGAAGATTATTGACGCCAACATACTGAATCCGAGCACAGTATTTACCTTCTTCATTTAATTTTGCAGTGTAAGAGTATAACTCATCTGCCTGAACCGACATGGTTCCAATACCTAAAAGCACGCACAGCGCGGCCACAAGCTTATTCATAGCTTTTTCTCCTGTAAGATGGGGGATAAATTTTGTGTTAAGTGATACCAAAGGAAACATTGTGTTTCGGAAAGTATCATTCATTAACGCAATTATATATACCGGAGGACCTCAATTTTGTATTAATTTTTTGTTAAAATTGCGTAATACATTATATTCCCGTTCGGAATAATTATTACAAAACCTATACAGGTGAATTATACTTCTTCAAAGAGTACATCTTCAACATATTGGTTCTTACGCTCTTCAGATATCCCCATTGCAAGGATTGATGAATGAAGCATTCTATTCATTTTCTGATTACGACAATATTTGTTTTGAGCATCTCTTGTATTCAGCCCACCTACTTTTTGATGAACTGGGTTATCCATTTCCATACAATAAAAAGAAGCAAGATTAAAGGCCATCTGACAAAGTTGGG